AGAAGTATTAGTGAATGGGCATAAAGATGCACCTTCTGATTGTGGTTGTGATTTACCTGTATTAGTACAAGAAAGCCAGGAAGGAAACGGCCCACGCTGACCCCCTAAATTCAAAGAAGCTAAGTCAGCGGCAGCACGAATATATTGCATCAACGAACTTCCAATAACCTGAGCATCCTTGCTATTATAAGGCACCTTTAATTGGGTTAGCAAATCAGCAAATCCCATTATTCCTAGCCCAATTTTTCTTGTAGCTTTGGTCATTTCTTCAATGTCTATTACCGCATATTTATTAGCATCAATAACATTATCCAAGAAATGAGTAGCTAAATTAATCACCTGAGTTAATTTAGACCAATGAACTTTTTCTCTCCAATCGGTTGATTCATTGGCAATATAAAATTTAGCTACATTAATAGACCCTAAATTACAACTTTCATTACCTAGCAAAGGTTGTTCACCACAAGGATTTGTAGCAATCATGTCTCCAAATTCAGTAGTTACTTTATTATCAGAATTAATACGGTCAAGAAATACCATTCCAGGCTCTCCATTTCTCCACGCATTTTCCACGATCAAAGAAAAAATATCATGGGCCGACTCCCAGGTAAATACTTTATTGGTATGGGGTTCAATTAGAGGATAAACCGAACGAGCTTTCACTAGAGACATGAACTTAGAATCCACTGCAACTGATATATTAAAATTATGAATATCACCTTCCGTAGATTTACAAGTAATGAATTCTTTAATATCAGGATGGTATACTGACATCACTGCCATATTTGCTCCGTCCCTTTTTCCTCCTTGAGTAATCATACTGGATACACGGGAAAGAGTTTTTAAAACCTCTATAGGGCCACATGCTTTACCATGAGTAGTTTCAATAGAAGACCCCTTAGGTCTAATTTTAGATAACGCAAAACCAGTACCGCCCCCAAATTTCTGTACCATAGCAGAATGACTAGCAGCTTTCATAATATCTTCCATACTATCTTCTAAGGGTAATACAAAACATGCACTTAAAGTACCTTGTTCAGTTCCAGCATTCATCAACGTAGGAGAATTCGGTAAGAATTCTAAGTTAGACATCATAGTATAAAAGTCATATGCTAGTAAATCTACTTCTACTGGTAATGCGCCGTAGTAATCAAAGTCTACTTTAGCTATAGATTTAGCTACTCTTTGAAAAAGACCACTAGAATCTTCTATGATATTATGTTTAGAATCTTTTAGATAATATCTATGTTTAAGAATAACTTCTGATTGTTGAGATAATTGTGGTCGTGTTTCAAATGCTGTTGCCATGTATCATCCTCCTATCCTCTATGCCCACAAAATAAGCATAGTTTTCGTTCTGTTACCCAAAATGAAGCAGCACATAACGGCTCTTCACAATCGGGATTAGGTTTCTGTGGTGTCATCATAGGGTTTACAGGAGCTAATCCACTCTCTGTCGTATTCACTTGACTTGCATTATAAGCAGATTGAGTCTTGTTTGTCAAGGAACTAACCCATTGATTTGTAACTTCCTGAACGGGATTTATCCCTGAGTCACTTGACGCAAAATCGGGAGAAATATCATTCATCCAGTCTACCACATTACCTAGATTTTGAAAACTATTCAGTGAGCATTCATACGCAGCGTATAACGCCATAGCAATAGAAAAGAAGGAATCTCCATGGCCCATAGGAGTTTCAGGAGCTTTTAACTCATTACTAACACAGAGAATCTGTCCACGCTGTCTTTCATCAGACAGTAACTTTAATTGTCCAGAGTGGACATACTGCTCAAACACTTGAGCCATGGTATTCTTGGACTTTGTGGTAAAGTGCATTGCATGCCAAACTTTATTTAGACCTCTATCTTCTAGTTCGCCTCTAGTATTATCTATATACCCCCTTCTCAAATTAAATTTTTCCACAACCTCATTTAAGTATTCAATCTGGTCTGAATAAGACCAACCATCTAACCATGATTGATGAACCTGTTCTATTCTATCTCCTATCTTCCTAAAGATAACTAAATGGGATGGGTGACGCTTTTTTCCCACATCAAATCCTGCAAATAAATCTCCCTCCTCAAGAGGAGTATAGGCTTTACTTACAGGATAATTGATTAAAGTAGTATCTTCACAAGCTATAATATCTTTACCTTCAAAATAAGCTTCTGTAGCAAAATAAGGTTGCAACAAAAATTCTGAAGCAAAGGCTTTAGGTCTAGCTCTTTGTTGTTTCAACAACCATTCTTCATTATATACTTCAGGCATTAACACTCGTCTAGTAGGTGTTGGGTCTAAAGCAGGAAGAACCCTCGTTTTAAAACGGTCATCTTTTTGTAAGACTGTCAACAAATCTCCAGGCATCATAGGAGTTCCTAAGACAATAACAGGAATTCCTTTTAAAGGAATAAACATAGTTTCTGTTAAAAAGTGGTCTTCTACTTTAGTTAATTGAGATAAGTTTAAAGGGTTCTCTGGGTCACGCAAAACGTCATCTGCAATTAAAGCCCCGTTAACATGCATACCTCTCTTAAATGAAAAAAGACCACCATGTGCTATTTCCATAGGTTTCTTATTAACATGATATCTAAAAGAAAAATCAGCTTTAGGAGAACGACTAATCATCCATTGTGTTAAGATTGGATTCCGTTGAACCGCTTTGTTAATTTCTGCAATATGGTAACGAGCCATTAAATCACTATAAGATAAATATAAAACCGAACAGTCTCTGGGGGCTTTTAACAATCTCCAGACAGAAAAAGCATGTCCAAGTACAGTTGATTTAAAATGAAATCGGGGTAAGATGGCACAGTAATTAGTTCCTGTTTCCAAACATTCCTCAATATCCTCTGCAAGTACACCGATATGCCATGCTTTAAAATATTCAGGATTATCGTAACTCAGACTCCATATATCCCGTAAAAATTCCCAAAAACTCCCAACCTTAATAGATTGGTGAGTGACTAATCCTTCTGCTAATCTAGAGAATGCATCATTAAATGTAGTAATATTATTAGTTACCATCGTGATCCTGTGTTTGAATTAAAGCCTTTAACTTAAAGGCTATTCGTTGTAATACATCGGAGTCATTAATTTCGTCTACTAAGACATTCATAATATCTTGAACGAATTGTAAATTAATCATACCTTCCATTACAATCCGTTCTCCTTTAATTCCTATATCTAAGGCTTTAGCAGCATCGAAAGGTCTATCAAATATATGCCCATTTAATTCTGTCGATGCCTTATGCCTCAATTTTCCATAATCATTTAACTGTTCTTGTTGAAGTCTAGCATAGCGTTGCGTCTCTGTTTCTTTAATGGTATCTACCGCAGCCACCCTCGCCTCAATTTTATCTTCTTTCCATCTATATTGTTTTGCCCATGCATATATAGTAGGTACTTTAACCCCTACCCCAAATTCTTTAAATAATTCAGTAGAAATAACAGGAACTGTTTTTCCTGTCATAAACAGTTCCATAGCTTTCATTCTAATGTTATCTGGAATAACTTTAGGCATTCTATCCTCCGTGAATACTGTTGGGGTCTAGTGCCCCATACCCTGCATCTGACACATGTTGAGAATCAATGTTACCACCCCAAGGAGAACCATCAGGTTGCAAGAATTTGGTAAAGTCTACATGTCCACTGACTCCCGTATTACATGTAAAGCAAGCAGGAACCTTATATTTCTGGCTTCCCGATACAATGGTCTTAAAACGGATAGCAATCTCGTCTGGTCTACCGCATAGACCTTTTATACCAGGGTCATCTTTAAAAGGTGTATATGCTCTATTTTTTAAAATGGTTTTAAGGGTTCGCTCTGCCCCAATCTGTCGATTCCATTTACATCCGTAATATTCACACCAAACCAGTTTGGCGTACTTAGTCCTTAGTTCTTCTTCCGTCATACCCTCAGGTAGCTTATCTTCTTCTGTTAAAACAGTGGGGGTAGGTTCCATGAAAGCAATGCTTATCTTATCTTTATTAACCTTTTGTAACGTCATTCTGTCCTCCTTTTTCTCCATAGAGCAATACACGCTGCATCAGCCCAATCCTGTTCTACAAATAACTCGCCCCATTTATCAACGGCAAAGTCTTTAATATCCTTCTTATTAGAATTGCCTTTACCTAAAACAATTTTCTTCCAATGACGGTTATCAACCGAAATACAATCAATCTTATTAGTTGCACAGGCTAAACGAACTCCCCCTACTACTGAAGCTATTTCCATAGTAGACTTAGGGTTCTGAATAAATATCGCTGCCTCAACAGCAGCATTAGTTATTACTTTTATTTTACTCAAATCTTTAGCAAACTGTAAGGAAATTTCAATAAATCTAGCATCAAATTCTAAACTCGCACTACGCCATTTCAACATAGCTAAAATTTGTTCCTCTTGATTTAACCATACACCATGAATAGCTCTAGAGGAACAATCTAATCCTAGATAAGCGGGGCCAACGGACGATGTTAAAACTTTAAATGCGTCTCTATTCCCCGAAATCATCTTCTATAACTTCACTCATAACTTCTACTACATCTTTTAAATCTAAGACAGCCTTTCTAGTCACATCAATATCTTGAGCAAATATACCATATTGAATCCCTTTAATAACTATTTGACTGTTTGCCACTAAGTCTAACAAAATATGTTCATCCATCTTACACCTTCCTATACTCCGTTTCCCATTCTAAATTACCGTCCATCCCCTTAGAGATTGCCTCATAATCCGCAAACAGGGCTGGATACCTTTCCTTTAAAATATCACCAATCTTATTGAAGACTAAGCGTATCTCTTCTTCAGCATGTTCATCAGTCCTCATCTCAATAATATGCCTAGCAGCCCTAATATTACATGACCACCCAATGTTCGTAGCAACTCCAATTGGGGCCACTCTCCTAGCAGCAGATGTATAGTATTTCTTCTTATTGAAGGGGAGGGAATCAAAATCCTGCCCCTCTATAGCTTCCGCTCTTTCTATTAAACGAGTATATTGTAATTCTAAATACTCCCACGTTTCACAGAAAATATCTTCAGCATGGGAGTCATTCCCATATGCTTGTGGAATCCACAATCCCATGTCTTCTAACCTAAGGAACCGTAGACTCTCTTGAGATATTGCAGTACCCGCTCTGTGCCTTACAAGCTCATGAGTGACTACCCTGCTGGTATCACAAATCATGAAGGATACCCACCCATGTTCTAAAACAGAACCATGACCAATGTTAATTATGTTTTGTAGATACTCTTTATTAGACCCCCGTACCTTACTAATATTTGGATTTAATTCCGTACCAAAGGATTTATAACAACCTCTACCCATCACTTCAATAAGTTCTTGGCAATCAGCCCCTGGACTTACATCAGACACCCATCCTTCAGCCCCAATATGTTTTAGATAGTCCTGAACATCTGTATGTCTAACTCGTTGTTCTGCAATTAAAAAGACTTGTGGCTCTACCCTATGCATTATTCCCTCCAAATGTCCTCAGAGATACTACCCTAGACACAGTTTGAAAACCTTGAGCGTATGCTTCTTTTAATCCACTAACCTTTCTATATATAGTTTCTTGGTCAATAATATCCCTACGCAACTCTTTAAGAGACTCATATTTATCCAGTACTGCTCCACGTAATTCATCCCTAGTAAATTTTTTCTTTCCCCCTTCTTCTCGTTCTTCAGCTAATCTATAAATAGCAGTCGAATAACTTTCATTAAATGCAGCATCTAGGGCATTCTTTGTTGCCTCAATATCTGCTAATTGAGTTTCTAAATACATCTTAATCCCACCATACATAGTAAGAAACTGTTCCAATTTTTTATTGTCAGCATTCATTAGATTGGGAAAATCTAAATTTTGGTCAACGGCTAATTCTTTACCTATAGATGGTACCAGTAAATCTTCTATGAACTTATCAGCTTGGGATATAGCCTTAAAGGGACTCCATCTACCTTCCCGTTTTTCCATTTTTAATTGGGTCATGATACTCCTCTACACTGACAATATTTTAACCCCGTACACTTTAAGGGAACATCTGTCATATTCATAATAGTATAACACCTTTCTTGTATCTGTGTCCAGACCTTTTCATCATATTTAACAGCAAAAGCTTTTACTTCTTGGTTGTTCTTATTTTCATACAACACAGAACCATGCTCAATTTTAGAGAGATGTAAATAAATTTGAAGCTGAATTAAATGGTCAGCTTTAGGCTTGTCTAAAAGGGCTTTAAATCCTCTATCATTAATAGATTTCAATTCTATTACTGAAAGCTCATGCTCCTTATGTTTAATTACAAAGTCCATACGTCCAGAAATTACTGGGTCTTCACAACGTACTACCCTTTCTGCCCCAAGTAAAATGCTCATGTCGTTAAAATATTTTTCATACCTATGCCCCAAAGCATCTCCACAATCAAAAATACGTTGAAGAATAGGCTCTATAAATTGGTGACCCAACAATCCATTGTATGCTAAGTACAACATCCTATCACAGGGGTTACCTAAATTAGATGGATAAAATACTCCCGTATTAACCCTTGTATTAGTATGCCCTAAATGTTCACTTAAAGATGCTAATAGCCATTCATCTTGATTAATGGCTTGGGTAAGTTTTGCCGGTTTTTTTATAATTTGTCTAACGCCTGACATAATTCCTCCATGATTGGTGCCTTAGTTTTTCCTGTAATATGAAGTACATGCTCTATCTCAACTTCAGAATTTGAGAGAAGAGCTTCATCTCTTTTAACATCGGCTTTTCGCAAATGTCCAATGGGGCCATCAGCCTCTATTACCATAGATAACTCTGACACCCAAAAATCAACTGTATATGTCAATATATTAAATTGTTCAATAAAGCGCAATCCTAATCTAGACAGACAATCTGCTATTATCTTCTCCTGTTTCGTAAAGTCCTTCGGTAAGAGCATTAGTTCCCTCCAATTGAGCAATTAAAGCAGCCAACAATGATGGGTTCTCCACCATAAGAGTCTTCAAACCATTCATTCCCTGTGCCCGTTGAGCATTGTAAGTATACCAAGCCCCCCTTTTATCTATTAGTCCCGCAGCTATCCCATCCCTCATATAACTTTCAACAATATCAATACCGCCCTCTACTCTAAAAGGTACAATAGCTGATTTCCAGTTCTCTCCTCCCGCTTTTGTTTTTCGTAAACGAATTTCCATATCAAAACCCACCTTTTCTTTATCAGCGTTTTCCAACCACCCTACTCTACGTACTTGTAATAAGAAATGGGCAAAGAAAGTTTGGGCCAACCCCCCCGGCATAGTATCTAAG